ATCGATCATGCCGAGACGACCGTTACGGAGAACGGAAGTGCTGTCGCCGGTAAGCGAAGCGTCCTTCAGGTCAGACTTCTTAATCATGCCAGCCATTTTGGCGGGAATAATCAGGAAGCGATCACCCTCAGGGCAGTTGGCTTCGTCCAGAACCGTACCCATGTCTACGATGTAGTCAAGGACAGTGGTCTTGGAGATAGCAACGGCAGAACCAGAAGTACCAAGGTTGATGTTACCGGTGATACGACCAGCGGTAGCGCCTTTGTTGGTAGCAGCGATGTCCGGCAGGATGTCGGTCAGAACGCGCTGGTCAATCTTGATCTTCATACGCTCGGAAGCGTCTTTTGACCAAGTGTCCATCAGGTTGATGTCAGACTGAACCTTATCCACATCGTCCTCAACGCAAGCGAAGTACTCGCCCTTGTCGATAACCAACTGGAGTTTGGTTTTCTCAGGGTTCTCAACAGACAGGGTTTGTCCCTTGACGTAGGTCTTGATGGTGATCTCAGGGGTTTGACGGATGTTAACCGTGTCACCCATGTTGCGAATTTCACCTTCGTAATCCGTGTTGGAAATAGCAGCCAGCACAGTTGCGTCGTAGAAATTCTCGATCAGTTTGCCCGACCAAATCTCGGGGATGAAAGTGCCGCTATAGTTGGGGCGGCCAGAAGAAACGGGAAAAGACATTTTGATACTCCTCTAATCAGGCGTTAACGGTGATGCGACCATCCCGCTGTGCAGCGAAGATGTCGCGTTCGATTCGATCACGCTCTGCTTCCCGGCCTCGATATTTACCCGAACGAACCTCATTAAAGAACTTCTTGATGTCATCAGGGCTATATGTCTTAGCCGAACCATTGCTAGGTGTGCCGGTATTCTTAGAACGACCGGGAGCCACCTGACGCTCCAGTTCAGAAGCAGACGCATTACGACGGGTTGTTTGAGCAACATTGGCTTTGCCAGTCAACTCATTCCAAGTCTGGAAGAAACTAGCGACACGACGAACGTCAAGGTTACGCTGGGCATCCTCAAGGTAAGTCTGACGGCTAATGCCAGTTAGGGGATCAACCTCCAACAACCACGACTGGAAAGTCGAGTCATCATTGGTTTCTCTCCAATTCGGAACACTGTTCGACAAATCAGACCAGAACTGCTGCTCTGCGGTCATTGCCTGGCGTTGGGCCACTGCCTGTACCTGAGGTACGACATTGGTTTGCAACTGGCGAATGATGTTCTCCAACTGAGCAATCTTGCTGGCAACTGGGTACAACTCCTCGCGGGTGACCCGACGCATCACATCCAACGACTCGCCATACTCTGCGACATCATTCTCTGTAACGAGAGGGGCAACATTGACGGGTTGCTCCGATTGCTTAGATTGCGCAGACAGAGTTGCAAGCAACTGTTCCATCTGTTGTACACGACCATTAAGTTCACGATTCTGAGAGTGCAGTCGTGGGACTTCGGCGTTGTACATGCCTTGCAGGGTTCTCCATTTCTGAGCGTAAGTCTCAGAATTAGGATCATCTTCGGTGCTTGAGCCACTTCGAGATTGCTCGTTCTCTTGTGGTTGAGCAGCATTATTCGGCGCAGAGTTCTCGTCGGCTGGTGCGGAAGTTGCAGGTGCGGACTCAGAAGACGAAGTTACACCGTCGGCTGGAGGGGTTGCCTCGCCATTGGTTTCATCTCCATTGAGTTGCTTGTACAACTCTTGTACTGCCTCGGTCTGTTTGCGAATTTGCTCTGGTAGTGCCATGGTTTAACGCTCCTATCGGTGTGCGCGATTAGACGGCGAGTCTCAGGATGACTTTGCCGCTAGTTCAGGGGCTTCCTTTGCGAACTTATACAGTTCTGCCAACACCTGACACCGCCCTTGTAAAAGTGCAGGGTTGTTTACAGCATTGGGGAGTTGTTCCAACTCGTGATAGCGCCAGTCCTTAAGCCAGTCCAGAAGTTCTGGATACTGTCTTACCGACACGGCTAGAGCCTTCACAACTTTAGGATCAGGTTTAATCACCTTTACCTCCCACTAGGGCCAGAAACTACGTTGCCATCTTGACCACCTTTGGGAGAACCATCGGGCTGAGTCGGTGTAGCAGACTGAGCCTGCTGCTGTGCAGCCGCAGCGCGACTAGCAAAAGCAGTTTTCTCCCGAGACGGAATGATGTCATCCGTAGGCATTTGCAACCCTTTAGCCACTTCGCGAAGAATCGCTGCACGGCCTTCCTTGCCAAGAATCTCCGCATCAATCGGATTGGCGGTTGCGTTAAGAAACTCAATGCGGCGCACGTTGACGGTCTCTTTAATGGCAAGGTTAACTGCACCCTTAGCCACAACCTCAGCGTCGCCTTTAATCGACTCGTCCTCATCATACCGCATGTTGTACACAAACTGACGATGGACAATAGGTTTAATCACATCGCTGTCGATGTGCATCACAACTTGGCGGATACCTTTACCTGCCGCGCCCATAAGCATCGACAGGCCAGACGATGTGCGGCCTGCGCCCTGAACATTCAGGTCACCGTACACATACGACGGGATACCGGAGTGATCGTCAGCCAGTTTGCTGAAACGATCGTAGACACCCATCAGGGTGTTGGCATTGTCATCTGGCTGCGTAAAGCGTACAGCCGGAGCGCTTGAACCCACTGGATCGTTGGTAACTTGCCAAATCTTCCAGGGGTGCATCTGGGTGATATCTTCGTTGGGCGGAATCCGCTCAAGGTTTACTTCAACTTGTGGACCAGACGAGATACCCATGTTGTTAACCAAAGCACGGGCGGCAGCGTTACAAACATTTTGTATGTCTTCGATGATTTCAGGGATTCCTTTACCCCAGAAAGCGCCTGGACACTTGATGAAAGAAGTTTTTGCATATGGTTTCTCCCCTAGCGGGTCGTAGTTAAGTACAGCCTTAATGACATAGTTGCCAACCAACCACACATTGGCGTCGTACTCCTGCGCCTCATCAGGAATCTCATCTTCCGTCATGCCCCACTCGCGGAGCATCTTGCCGGAAACTTTGCCCCAGAACTCTAGGGCGTCAAATACTTCAGTCGGGCGCATGTAGGAGTAGTACTTACGCTCCTCCTCGTTCTTAATCAACTCAACATCTTCGCTAATCCAAGACTGTCCGTTGCCGGTATCCAGTACTTTGCGGATAGCATCTTCGTCGTAGCCGGGTACACCGATCAGGTCAGCCAAGTCCATCCGAGTTAGCGGATGATGCTCAAACAGGTATCCTTCATTGATGTTGGTAATTCCCGGCTCGGGATAAATACGGAAGGGATCGACCCGCTCATATTCAGGAGCGATACGCTCGGAAGCCTTGACAACCGTGCGCCCTGACTCGTCCTGCTCCCACCCCAAGTGACGCTGTCGGCGCACAATCGGGCCTTTTACAAACGCAGCCGGGAACGTGACCAGATCAGTAACAAAGTCGTTAAACGCATTGGCCCAGCCGCCTTGGGCGAACTGGTCACTGATCTTAATCTTCATGCGATCTATGCGGTTCTGTGCTTCTTGTAAAACTTTGAACCGATAGTCTTGGGAGATGATCTCTTTAAGTTCAGCCATCTGGTCAATAGATGGCGCTTGCTGGGTTTTCTGAACAATCTCCAGAACCTTATTAGCAAAGATGTCCTGAATCTCCCGGCTTGCTTTGGGGTGCAAGTCAGGGATGGGGGTAGCGTTTAAGTCCCAGGGGGGCGTACCAGTATCTAGCAGGATGTCGCGCAGCCATGACTCAGCGGCCCGGCACTTGACTTCGGTAATCATCATAAAGATTTCCGAGCCGCCCTGATCGCGAATCTGCTTGAGTTTGTCCGCCTCGTACTCGCCGTTGCGCTGCCGCAAAGCCATAAGCATCTTCTGCTCGATGGGTTTCTTAGCCTGCTGCGCCACATCCCAGCATGATCTGAGATGGTCGGTTAGTCCGATGATGAAGGGCTGGGCTTGCCGATCAGCCAATGCTCGTTCTGCCGCCTCTTTTTCTTGGCGCATGAGTGTGGCGTTATCCACCACACGAAGCATTGTTAGTCCGGCTGCCATTAGTTTGCATCCTTAGGAAGGCGCTTAAACTCACGCTCAAGCGTATCTGCGTAATCTCTAGGAAGTTTGTTCATCCGGCTCTTAGGTATGGTCGATTCCTCGGTGGGCAGATCGTTAAACTGCCGCTCAAGCGTATTTGCATACTCTGGAGGAAGTTTCCTCATCGGGTTCTTTTCAACCTTGCCGCCGTCTTTGTAGCCACGAACGTACGGCTGTCCCATCTTGGGATTGTCCGAGTAACAAGTAGATGCTTTGCCTGCTTTTTTCATTGCGCTTTGCCTCCTACTACATATTGTAGCGTGGGTATAGCAG